ACGGCAAGGGATATTTTCCTCTTTGCCTGTTATACGGGTGCTGCATATTGTGATTTGATGGAACTGGACAAGTCCCATCTTGTGCGTGACGACGAGGGTAGCCTTTGGCTGAAGTTCAACCGCCACAAGACAGGTGTGCCTTGTCGTGTCAAACTGCTGCCCGAAGCCATACGGCTGATGGAGAAGCTCCACAGCGGTGAAAGGGAAACATTGCTCCCTTTCATGGGATATGCCACTTACCAATCTTATTTGAAAGCCCTGCGGCTTCGTGCTGGTATCTCGTTTCCTTTTACCACACATACGGCAAGACACACCTTTGCCACACTTATCACGCTTGAGCAAGGAGTTCCAATAGAGACGGTGAGCAAGATGCTCGGACATAGCAACGTAAGTATGACCGAGCGTTATGCAAAGGTTACACCACAGAAACTCTTTGAGGAATTTGACCGCTTCCTTGCTTACACCGAAGATATGCAGTTGGCTATCTAATCCTTATCAAGTCATTTGATTTCTTATCTATTCATTTAATTAACTTCAAACCACCAAAACAATGAGAAGTACATTCAAGATACTGTTCTATATCAACAGACAGAAGACAAAGGCAGACGGCAATACCGCCATTCTCTGCCGTATCACCATCGACGGAAAGAATGCAGCCATTACCACAGGAGAAGAGTGTAAAGTCTCCGAGTGGAACACCAAGCAGAGTTTGACAACTAACAGGAAAATTAATCAAAGAATCAATGAGTTCAGGGAATTGGTAGAGAATACCTATCGGGACATTCTTGTAAAGGATGGAGTGGTAAGTGTGGAGCTTATCAAAAACCGCTTGCAGGGTATTACCACCAATCCCATCACACTCCTTGCCATGAGCAGAGCGGAACTCCAAACAATCAAGGAAAGTGTTGGCAGATCAAGGGCAGAGGGAACTTATCTGAACCTGTTCTATTCTGACAGAAATCTCCGTGAATTTGTAGAAAACAAAGGAGTGCAGGATATATCCATCGGAACAATTACAGAGGACTTATTCGAGGAATACCGCTTCTTTCTCAAAAAGCGTGGACTGAAAGCATCTACCGTCAACAGCAACCTCTGCTGGCTGAGCCGACTAATGTTCCGTGCGGTCAGCAAGAGAATTATCCGCTGTAATCCGTTTGAGAATGCCAAGTTTGAGAAAGAGGAAAAGAAGATACGCTTTCTGCAAAAGAGCGATGTGCTGAAACTTATGGCAATGAAGATGAACGACAAGGAAGCGGGGCTGGCAAGACTGATGTTTGTCTTTTCCTGCTTCACAGGCTTAGCTATCTCAGATATGGAGAATTTGGAATACAAGCATATCCAAACGGCAGCGGACGGACAGATGTACATAAGAAAGGAACGTCAGAAGACCAAGGTTGAGTTCATAGTGCCGTTACATCCCATAGCGGAAGCCATTATCAGCCATTATCGGAAAGAGCAGGAAAGAAGCGAGGAACGGCAGACGGTGAAACAAAAAGATGACCACCTTGTCTTTTACCGTAATTGCAGCCGTAGTGGCATGGATACCAAACTGAGCATCGTGGGAAAGGCTTGCGGTATCAGACAGAAATTGTCGTACCATATGGCAAGGCACACATTCGGTACGATGAGCCTGAGCGCAGGAATACCCATTGAGAGCATAGCCAAAATGATGGGACACGCTTCCATATCAAGCACGCAGATTTATGCGCAGGTGACGGACAAAAAGATTTCGGAGGATATGGACAGGCTCATTGCCAAACAATCGGTAAAGGAGAAAGAAACTGCGGAGAGAGAGGTTTGTGAACCTTCGGAGGTATCAATCTGTAAAATGGAGGAAACGGCATGAGAGCAAGCAATAATTCAAAGAGCAAAAATAGCACGGACAATCATCGCAGTTACTTTGATTGGGGCAGGAATATGCAGGTTATCCGAAAAGGAAACGGAGACATAGCCATGACAGAGAGTGAACTTGTGAGGTTCTTCGATGTGTCGTGGAGAAAACTCAATTATAGGCTTCAGACAATTATAAAATCTTCCAACTTTCATCCCAATGAAAGGGGTGCAGGTGAAGAAGAAATTATCAAGAGGGGAAAGACCGTAAGTTATTTACCACTCTATCCCCTTCCTACCATCATCGCCTTGTCCTTTCTATTGGACAGCATGGAAGTGCATTTATTCAGAGAGTATATCTGTGAGAGGTTGCAGAAACCTGCATCCGTGATAACGCCGATATTCTTGCTCGGTAATACGAATAACTAATTGATTATTTCTTGTCTTTCCTTTTTCTTTCACTGATTATATCTTACTACATAACTACAATAAGAGATAACACGGTGAAAGAAAAAGGATTATGCCGTAGTTGGAAGAAAAATAACTATTACTACCAAGTAACTACATTCTACACCAGTCAAATGCACTATACATAAAGTGATTCAATAAAAAACAGATTATAAAACAATTTAAGTACAATGCTTGTATTTTTTCAAATAGTTTGTTATCTTTGTAAGCAATATATTGATATAAAATGGCAAATAATGAACATATAGGTGTTACAAACCGCTTAAAAATTGTCCTTGTTGAACAAGGAAAAACAAATAGATGGCTTGCTGAGCAATTGGGCAAGACGGAGCATACTATATCTCGTTGGTGTCAAAACAAAACACAGCCAACGGTTTCAATATTGGGTGAAATTGCACAATTATTAGATGTAGATGTAAGGTTACTGATAAAATCAACAAAAGAATAATTGATGGGAACAAACTTCTTTACTAATGAAAATCAGAATACACTTTTAGAAAAAATAGAAGGTGTTTTCAAGTATAAGAAAGTGCATTTCTTCGATGTGCTTGTTGGTTATTTCCGTGCTTCAGGCTATTTCAAAATAAGGAAATTCATAGAACAAACTCCGAAAATAAGATTTCTCGTGGGTATTAATGTTGATAAACTTACAGTACAAGCCAATCAACAAGGACTCCTTTTCAATCCTGATGACGAACAATCTCAGGAAGAATTCTTTAGTGAGCTGAAAAAGAACATTCAGGAAGCACAATACGATAAGGACGTTGAAGATGGTATGCTCCAATTCATAGAGGACATTGTATCTGGGAAAATAGAAATGCGTATTCATCCCAAGCAAAATATCCACGCTAAAGTTTATATTTTTAGAGAAGAAGTATATCATCCGCATGGATATGGTTCTGTTATAACGGGATCAAGCAATCTTACTGATGCAGGACTGGAAAAGAATTTTGAGTTCAATGTAGAATTGCGCTATGACAATGACATTCAGTTTGCTGCCGAAACTTTTGACCGTTTATGGAATGAAGCAGTGGAGATAGACTTGTCACACATTGAAGCCATTAGGGATGAGTCCTATCTGAACCCAAACTTTACACCTTATGAAGTTTATCTGAAGTTCTTGCTGGAATACTTTGGAAAGAGCATCGAATTTGATCCTAATTCCGTATCAGATTTGCCAAAAGGCTTTAAGAAGCTATCCTATCAGGTCGATGCTGTAAACGATGGCTTCGCAAAAATGATGAAACATAATGGTTTTTTCCTCTCAGATGTCGTTGGACTGGGAAAGACCATAGTGGCAGCTTTGATAGCCAAGAAGTTTTTCTTTGCCAATGGCTTTCCCACATATCGCTCCAATACATTGGTTATAGTTCCACCTGCATTGAAAGAAAGCTGGGACGAAACCTTGTCTAAATTCAAAATAGATAATTATAGTATTATTACAAATGGAAGTCTACACAAAATAAAAGATGCTTCTCTTTATGACTTGGTTATTGTTGATGAAGCGCATAAGTTCCGTACTGACACAGCAACTATGTACAACGAACTCCAAAAGTTATGCAAGACACCCACTCGACACTTGCGTACAGACGGAACCACATACGAAAAAAAAATAATTCTCGTCTCGGCAACACCATTGAACAACAAGCCCGAAGATATTGCAAATCTTGTATATCTGTTTCAAGATTCTAAGGACAGTACACTCGAAGAAGGAAATCTGCAACGTTTCTTCAGAGAACAGATTGATGCTTATAAGAAAGTGAAAGCTGAGAAAAACAACTCTGTCATTGCAAGTAAAGTAAGGAGCATTTACGAAAAAATACGCATGAAAGTAGTAGAACCATTAACTGTTCGTCGTACACGCACAGACCTGTTGGAAAATGAAGCATACAAAAAAGATTTGGACGAGCAAGGAATTGTATTCCCAACAGTACATCAACCCCAGCCTCTGTACTATGAGTTAGATAAGGCTTTGAGTGCACTTTACGACAAGACCATCAACGTGTTGAGCAACAAGAAAGAAGGACTGACATATTTCCGATACCAAGCTATAAAATATCTTAGCGAGGACAAAAAAAAGAAATATAAAAAAGCCGATCAAATCTCGATCCAGTTGGCAGGAATTATGAAAACCTTGCTCGTTAAACGACTCGACAGTAGCTTTTACGCTTTCAAGCAGTCGTTGAAACGATACTATGAGGCAAACTGTGTGATGCTCAAAATGTTTGAGAAAGGTTCAATATACATTGCCCCAAATTTGAAGGTAAACGAACTATTGAGCAATGGTAAGGAAGACGAACTGATTAAATTAATTGAGCAGTCGGTATATACAGACCCCACGATAGAAGTATGTACGCCAGATGATTTCGTCAAACCTGTTTATGTAGATGGGTTGAAGCATGATGATGCTTTATTGAAGGATTTGGTAGCCGAATGGGACAAGATTGACTATGATCCGAAGCTGGATGTATTTCTTGACAAACTGAAAAATCAATTATTCGATAAATCTATTAATTTTGAGGGGAAATTGGTAGTGTTCTCTGAAAGCAAGGAAACAACAAACTATCTTTCAGAAAAGTTAAAACAACAAGGATACAACAAGGTCTTATCGGTCGGAAGCAACAACCGTACAGAAAGCATGCCTTTGCTGAACGCTAATTTTGATGCAAACTATAAAGGGAATAAGAAAAAAGATTATAATATCGTACTGACAACGGAAGTCTTGGCAGAAGGTGTCAATTTGCATCGAGCCAATATCGTTGTGAATTATGATACTCCTTGGAACTCCACACGCCTAATGCAGCGCATTGGCCGTGTGAACCGCATTGGCAGCGTTGCCAAGGACATCTATGTTTACAACTTTTTCCCAACGGAAAAGGTGAACAATGATATCGAACTTGTGAAAAAAGCCAAGATGAAACTCTTTGCATTCCATGCAGCCTTGGGAGAAGACAGTCAGATATATTCTGATGAAGAAACCCCTGAAAGCTTTGGCTTGTTTGACAAGAGCCTTGAGGAAGAACGCGATGAGAAGTTAAGCTATTTAATGTGGTTGAGGAAACTAAAAGAAGAATATCCCGATTTGTTGAAGGCAATAGCAAAAATGCCTTTGCGTGCCCGTGTAGGCAGAAGAACCGCTAATACAGACAAATCAACATTGGCATTTATTCGTAACAACAAAAGAGATGCCTTCACTCTTGTTCATAAAGATGGGAAAATTGAAGAACTTACTTTCCTTGAAGCTGTAAAAATATTTAAGGCTGATGTGAATGAGCAAGCGATTCCGTTGCATAAACTTCATCATTTCCAAATTGGTAAAGCACTTGAAAATTTTTCAGAAAGAGCAGAAGCAGAAAAAGGGAATAACCTTAAAGTTAATCCCACGCAGGGACCAAACGAGAAAAAGGCCATAGCTTATCTTGATAGTTTCCTGACTATACAAAATATTTCCGAAAAAGAAGCTGAGCTAATCCGACAAGCGAAGAGAGCAATTACAACAGGTAAGTTCCAACAGCTGCAACGAGAAGTGAACAAACTGAAAACAGCAACAAAGAAAGCACCAATAAAATTATCCGTCCTTCTTGAACAAATGATGAAAATACTTTCATCATACCCTTTATTAGCAGAGCAGAATATTGCTTCTGGCGATGTTACTGTAAAAAGACAAGAGCAAAGAGGTTCGCTTAATCCAGAAATTATTATTTCTGAAAGTTTCTGTTCTTGATTGATTATGAGTGAAACTAATCGTATAGAATACAAATTGGAGTTTACTCCCGATTTGGATATAGAGAAAGAAGTGATAGCCTTTCTGAATTACAAGGAAGGGGGATACATATATATAGGTGTAGATAAAAACGGAAACACTGTAGGAGTCGATGACGTAGATACCTGCATGTTACGGTTGAAAGATCGCATCAAAAACAATATATCCCCTTCGGTCATGGGGCTTTTCGATATATCAGCAGAAGACCGAAACGGAAGCTCGGTCGTGAAGATTACCATTGCAAGCGGTATTGAAAAACCTTATTTCAAGTCCAAGTATGGCATGACCTCCAAAGGTACGTTCATTAGGATGGGTACTTCTGCAGAGCCCATGCAGCAACAGCTGATTGATCGTTTGTTTGCTATGCGTACACGAAATTCCATTGGGCGGATTATCTCCAATTGGCAGGATTTATCTTTCGAACAGTTGCGCATTTATTACGATGAGCGTGGCAAACGGCTGAACGAGAATTTCAAGCGTAGCTTAGAACTATTGACAGAGGACGGAAAACTTAACTATGTAGCTTATTTGCTGGCTGATGAAAACAACAACTCTATAAAACTTGCCAAGTATTCAAGCCTTGACAGATGTGATTTGATAGAGAATAATGAATACGGCTATTGCTCATTGATAAAGGCAACTAAAAGCGTACTGGAAAAGTTAGACATAGAGAATAAAGTCTTTGCAACTATCACCTCCGCAGAACGAGACGAGACCCCTTTATGGGAAAAGATAGCCTTGCGCGAGGCTGTCGTCAACGCCATTGTACACAACGACTATTCGTTTGAGGTGCCGCCCAAGTTTGAAATATTCCCAGACCGCATTGAGATAACTTCTGCTGGAAGATTGCCCGAATCATTAAGTTGTGAGGAATTCTTTAATGGAATTTCCATACCACGCAACAAAGAATTGATGCGCATCTATCGTGATTTGGATTTGGTAGAGTCATTGGGCTCTGGCATCCCTCGTATACTCAGATCCTATGGTAGGGATTGTTTCTCATTTACAGATAATTTTGTCCGTATTACTTTCCCCATATCCAAGAAATCTCAGCAACAGGTTTCCACTATTGATGTTGAGGAAAGTGTACAAGTTAGTGTGCAACTTAAATCGTTGATAATCAGTATAAGTAAGCAGACCCTATCAGTTGATGAAATCTTGCAAGTGTATAAGCAAGTGTACAAGCTTGTGTATAAGTCGCACTGGTATTTTAAAAAGAAATTCATTCTCCCAGCTATGCAGCAAGGCTGGATAGAGATGCAATATCCCGACAAGCCCAATCATCCCCAACAGAAATATAGGCTTACGGAAAAGGGATTGCTGTTACTCAATACTTTTATTCAACAAAACGAACAAAAATAAAGAAGATATATGGAAAAGACAGAACTAAGAAATAAATTGAAAGAGAATTTCAATCTTGAAACGTGGAAAAACATTCTTGGCAAAATGTTTCATAAGATTGACTATCTTTCTGTTCCGAACTCGATAGAAGACAAATCCGTAAGAAGTGGTGGACAAATAGGAACTATACATCTTGATGATAATCTCTCTTTGGCCCTTTTTGTGATAGAGGTTGCCGATAACAAAAACATAGCACGCAACAGGAAAGGGCTACGTGATATAGCTGCAAAATATATTGACCAAGACATTAACCATGGTGTATTGGTTTTCTATTATTCGAAGAAACAAATAGATTATCGCCTCACTTTCGTTTCAAAAACAACTGCACTCAATGAGATGGGAGAGTTCAAAACAAAAGAAACGGCTCCTAAACGCTTTACATTTCTACTAGGTAGCAACGAGCCATGTACTACCGCTGCCATACGTTTATATGAATTGGTAAATAAAGAAAATGTATTGTTATCAGATGTTACAGATGCCTTCTCCGTAGAACGACTCAACAAGGACTTCTTCAAAGGGTATAAAGAACGCTATAAGAAATTCTGTGATTACCTCACAGGAAACGCAAAGGATAATCGTGACTATGTAAAAAAACTACTTGGTCGCCTTGTATTCCTGCAATTCTTGCAGAAGAAAGGTTGGATGGGTGTACCTGCAGGCAGTGATGCATGGGAAGGTGGAGACAAGACATATATGCAGAATCTTATCAAGCGTTATAAAGACAATAACAGATTGTTGAGTGACGTGTTAGAGCCATTGTTCTTTAATACGCTCAATGAAGCCAGACCTGATGATATTGCCGACTCTCGTCTTGGAGAGAATATCAAGATTCCTTATCTGAATGGTGGTCTTTTCGACAGAGATTCATTGGATAAAAAGAATATAGACTTTCCTTATGCGTATTTCAAAGAATTGATGGAGTTCTTCTCGGAATACAATTTCACCATCGATGAGAATGATCCTGATGATGCCGAAGTAGGCATTGACCCCGAGATGCTGGGACATATCTTTGAGAATCTGTTGGAAGACAACAAAGACAAAGGAGCTTTCTATACTCCAAAGGAGATTGTACAGTATATGTGTCGTGAGACCATTGTGCAGTATCTCAAATCTCATATCGACGAACAATTATATCCAACCATTGAGGCTTTGATTAAACAGGGGATTGTTGACACAAAACTTGAAAATAAAACAACCGCCAATGAGATATACAATCTGCTCAAGACCGTAAAAGTGTGCGACCCAGCCATAGGCTCAGGTGCCTTCCCTATGGGTATACTTAATGTGCTTTATCATGCTCGTATGCAACTCTACGGTTTTCTCAAGTCTGCCGAAAACTTCTCTCATGCAAAGGTGAAGAGAGACATCATACAGAACAACATCTTTGGAGTGGATATAGAGCAGGGCGCAGTGGATATTGCCCGCCTTCGCTTTTGGTTGGCTTTGGTAGTAGATGAAACTATGCCGCAACCACTTCCTAACCTTGATTATAAGATAATGTGTGGAAATTCACAACTATGTCGCTATCCTCTTGATATGCCCATAGAAGGTGTCTTTGTAGAATATAATCGAAAAGGGAAAGAAAAAGCGTCTAAGGAGGGACAGCAATGGGAAAACTTCACTCTGGACTCTTACAAGCAATTAGTCGCTTCTTATACGGAGGAACATCAATATAAAAGTGCTTTGCGCTCAAAAATAGCAGAAATAAAAGATTGCTTTAAGACAACGCTTGCGCGTGGTGACATTAAAAAGCGTCAAGCAGCGGAACGGTTAGTTGCGGAATATGAAGAGACGCCTATGTTTGGAGAGCGTAAGGCAATAATAGATCCAGATGGTTACAAGAAAGCCAAAAGCAGTCTTGCCAGAATGAAAAAGATGGAAGAAGATGTGTTGAATAATAAATACTATCAAAACTCTTTTGAATGGAGATTTGAATATCCACAGTTGCTTGATGACCAAGGGCACTTTACTGGATTTGATATAATCATTGCAAATCCACCCTACATAAAAGAGGGGAGAATGTCCAAGACTTTCTTTGAACCTTACAAGAAGTCTCCTTATTACAAAGGCAAAATGGATATATGGTATCTTTTCGCATGTAATTGTATAGACTTGCTGAAAGATAATGGTTCGTTATGTTTTATTGCCACCAACAACTGGACAACAAGTTTTGGAGCCAGCATATTGCGGAACAAAGTAATAAAAGAAACTCGCATTTGCAAACTTATTGATTTCGGAGCTGTAATGATGTTTGAAAGCGCAAGCATTCAAACAATGATTATGCTGTTTAATAAAGATAAGGTTACAGATGACTATTCCTTTGATTATAGACGGCTCATAACAAGCAATGCAACAGAGAAAGATGCTATTGCTTTATTAGATGGAACTTCATCTAATTCTGTTTGCTTTCAGCCAATGGTGAGAAGGGGAAATTATATAAATAATTCTCTAACTTTTTCCAGGAATAATGATATTTTTACTTTATTCAGCAGTATAAATGATAAAATTTATTTGCAAAGAAAAGAGATAGCTCAAGGTATAGTATTTCCACAAGATATCTTAAATGCAAAAAAACAAAGATTATTAGGTAACCAATATCGTGTTGGGCAAGGTATCTTTGTATTATCTGACACAGAAATAGAAGGACTTGATTTAAGTGATATTGAATGTGACTTAATTAAACCTTATTATACAACAGAACAAATAGAACGGTATCGGGTGAATCCTCATAACATTTTATGGACTATATATACAGATTCGTCATATAAAAGCACCTATAGTTTAGATAATATGCCCCATATTAAAAATCATTTAGATCAATTCCAACAAATTATCACCTCAGACAACAAGCCTTATGGTCTACATAGAGCTCGCGAGGAACGCTTCTTTGTAAAAGAAAAAATTATTGCACTAAGAAAATCTGTTGGTAGACCTAAATTCGCATTTTGTAATTTCCCATGTTATGTTTCTCAAACATTTAATATGATCCAGACAAATAGGGTTGATATGAAATACCTAACAGGCCTTTTAAACTCTAAGCTGATAGAATTTTGGCTAAGAAACAAAGGCAAGATGCAAGGTTCCAACTTCCAATTGGATAAAGAACCGTTGTTACAAATTCCTATAGCTGCGCCATCAAGAGAAATGCAAAGTCTAATTACCAAATTGGTGGATTGCATTATCCTAATCAATAATGTTCAAGATGTGCGTATTAACAAGTTCATGTCAAATGAGTATTTAGCCAAGATGTTTGAACTGCTCATTGATGGATGTGTTTATGAAATATACTTGGGAGAAGAACTACATCGTATAGGTATTCATGTGTTCGACACAATAAGAAACATTGTTGAAAATTGCAGTATAGACAACGATAATTTAGCCTCTGTATCTGAATTGTATAAATCCATAGAGGAAACAGGTGTTATCCAGAAGCTGGACAATTTGGAACATTATAGTCCAGATATTTTTAAACCTATAATAATGAACTGATATGGCAGGTATCAAAGAAATTGAGATTGAAGGTTTTAAGGCTTTTCCTAATAAATTTAGCCTCGAGCTAGATAAGAATCTACTGATGTATGGTGAAAACGGAAGTGGCAAATCTTCTATTTATTATGCACTCCACGCTTTGTTGCAAAGTGTCTATAAATCAGACCATGGGGCAAAATATTTTAGGCACGAAGATAGCGAGGAAAATCTCATTAACATCTATAAGTTGGATGATGTTAAAAACAACGGATTTAAACCACATATTAAGATAACACTTGATAACGAACACCAGTGGGAACTTAGCCGTGATGGACTTTCATCTACCCCTGATACAGCTGATGATTCAGAACTGCGATTACTAAACAAAACAAGCGCATTCATCAACTATTCTTATATTTCTCGATTCCGCTATGCAAGAAATTCAGAAATGATAAATTTATGGAATGTCTTTATTAAGGACATTCTACCTTTCTATGTTCCAGTAGGTGCAGACAAAACACTTGCCGATATTTTTAATAGTATAATAGAAAGTGACGCCCCTAAAGGAAGAAAGAATATACAAAGTTATCGTAATAACATTGACAACGCCAATGTTCAATTATCAAAGTTTATAAATAAAATAAATATCATTGTATCAGACTTATACAATCAATTTTTCAAAGAAGAAGGTGAGGATAATCTCCTAATTCAACTGAGGTATTTAGCAGATGATGATAGAGAAAATGACTATCATGAACCATATCTCTTTGCTTATGAAAAATTTGATGGAAAAAAGTATTCTTTACGTCACCCGAATATAGGACTTTATATAAAAACTGGGGACAAAAAAATTAATAAGCCCCAATCATTTTTCAATGAAGCACGTTTAACGGCAATAGCATTAGCCATTCGTTTTGCATGCTTACAAAATGGAAATTTACAAGAGGGACAATTTCTTGCTCTTGATGATATGCTTATCAGTCTTGATATGAGTAATCGTATGAAAGTGATAGATTATTTACTTTCAGAATGTAACCAATACAAAATCTATCTTTTTACACATGATAGAGCTTTTTACAACTTTATATGGACCAAAATTTCAAAAAAGAAGTGTAATAATCAATGGCTGCACAAAAGGATTTATATGCACCATTCTGCACCTATGCTAATAGACGAAGATGATGATTGTATTTCTAAAGCAAAGAGGTTTTATGAGATTCAAGATTATGAGTCTTCAGCAATATACTTGAGAAAGAGTTTGGAAGAAACTATAGGCAATTTACTTCCATACGAATTGAAAACAAGGGCTGATGGTAGTTTTGCTACTTTAGAAGCGTTATGGCAAAAACTGATTAAATACTATTCAGACAATGGAAAAAGCATTGATAAAAATACACAAAAAGTATTTGATGATTCAAAGCTTCTAATCCTAAATCCTGCTGCACATTTCCAAAGATTATCAAATCCTATTTATAAAAAAGAATTGGAGATGACTTTTGATTTGCATACACAACTATCGCACATTGATAGGATAGAAAATATGCTCTGCATTGAAAAAGGAAAAATATTTAATTTTACTCATCCTACCAAACCCTATAAATGTGATTTTTCAATAGACAGAAATTTTATACTGGAGCAAGGAGATAGGCTTATTAGTGTAATGCCCAAATGTAAAGATATACAATGGAACTATAATGGGATTATGTATTATGATTTTGAGAAAGGAGGAGAAAATCAGAATCATCCTTTAAAAACAGCAACTCCAAGATTGAATAAATTCATTGAAAGGCTCGAAAAGTTACCATTAGAGATTACTGAAGAAATATTTTGGGCAAATTGTAAAGTTGACAACACCCCATTAAAAGATTTTTTTGGTGGGGTTAATATAATCTCATTGATGTTGGCTTCTACAAAAAATAGAAATACAAAACATTAATATTCCTGATAAGGTAGAATGATTTTCAGTTCAACATCTTCAAACAACAAATAGGATTATCCTTTCTGCCAAGTTTGGAGATGGGATGACTTAGTAGCTGAGTGATCGAAGAAAATAAATATCGGGAGAGGCAACTTTCTAATAAGGAGGATAATAAATGTTCCAAGAGATAAAGAAAAATATAAAAATGGCAGTATTATCTGAATACAAACTTATGACGTGTATTCTTGCAATGCTGATTTTGTTTTGGAGAACTATTAATACGCTAATATCTGACAGCATTGTAAATATAACAGAGACTGTGGCTGATAATAATATGATAGTTGCTCTTATATTTTTCTTATACCCGGTATTTATTGCATTTATAAGATTTGATTCTCTGAAAAGTGAAACTAAGTTTTTTTCCCAAAGACATTTATGGGAATTTTTCTTGTTTGCAATTTACTCGCTTTTTAAGCGGTTGGGAAACTTTGACTTTTATTCCTATCTGGGAATTAGCTATTTCTCTTATTCATTTATAGGATTGTTTATTACAGAATTTGTATTATATTATTTTTATAGAAAGGATTTTCAAGTTCTTGCCAGCCTTCATAAAGCGACACATCCTTTTTTTATAGATGCTCCCACCACTGATGATAGTTATGATAGGAAAAATTTTCTTAAAACGCTATTGGATAAAATCCTTTCAACATTCGATAACAGATATTTTGTAGAAAATCCCAATGCTTTCACAATATTGCTTAGTGAATCTTTTGGAATAGGGAAGACTTCTTTCTTGTTCCAAGTAAAAAAAGCCATTAGGGAGGAAGAATATAAGAATAAAATAATTTATGTAGAATTCAGACCTTGGCTTTGCGAAAAGCCAGAAACAATTATTACGGAATTTTTTTCAGTTCTGCATCAGGAACTTGACAAACATTTTGTCCTGCCAAAAAGAATGTTTTCTTCCTATCTATCCTTGCTTGTAGAAAATGCTCCAAACACATATTATTTTTTCATGCTAAAATCATTGTATAAGAAAAAGTCCTTATCTGAAGAGCATGATCGAATAATGGAGTTTCTTAAACAAATAGATAGACCTGTCCTGATTTCCATTGACGATGTAGATAGACTACACGATGACGAGGTAAAGGTGGTGCTAAATCTTATAAGAGACACGGCTGACTTCCCTAACCTTTTCTATATAGTTGCTGCTGATAAAAAGAATCTGTGTCTGTCATTGGAACGCTTGGGTATAAAAGCCCCAGAGATATTTCTGAAAAAGTTTATCAATTTTGAATGTCTTTTCCCTGCAAACGATGCTGTATTAAAACAGTTGTTCCGAGAAAAATTAGACAGCGTTTTAAGGGAATATAGTTGTACAGGTTCTAAAGAACTTATAATAAACAGTATCCTTGAAATCGATAATATAATAGATGCTTTTGAAACTCCAAGAGATATTGTGAGATTCCTCAATATCTTTACATTTGCTATGGATTGTATAGAAAGAAATGAGATAATGAATGAAATTAACGTTGCAGATCTATTTGCCATATCACTTATACAATATTTAGAGATAGGGTTATATAAAATACTTAGAGATGATGATGGTTTGCTTTTGTCATACGATAACTCGACAAAATCATTAAGTATATCGTCATCATACAAATCTGTATTTGAGCATCCCATATTTGCGCACATAAATGAAAGGACAAAGAGAGAAGGGCATCATGTTATCATATCAAATATAGACGATGTTATTGCAGAAATATCAGCCCAGAAACAAATAGTATATCGGTATGTGGTATATTTTTTGTTTGATCAGCAAAGAAAAGACATCAACGGTTATTCAATGCGTTATGTGGATTCTTATTTCAGATACTTTGCTTTTACAAAGAAACAAACTCAAATATCAGGAGCCAAAGTTCGTGCTGTATTCTCTCCCGAATATGAAGAATTACATAAAATAGAGATTAAAGACATCATACAGCATAATCAAGAAAATTCTTTTATACATAATACAAGTAAATGGTATCATACATTTGATGATTCTAAAATTGAAATCCTTAAAAAACTTTCCACCTTTGTTGCCTTGCTATGCGAATTAAAACCAGAAGTTGTCAGTGCTGATAAACCTCCGCGAAGAGCTCTAATGATAGAATCTTTTATAGAAGTCTATGATATTCACAGGCTTTTGGCGCATATATATTTTAATGAACTTAAATCTTACCCTTCAGCTATTGTAAGTCAGGAAGAAACAGGAAAAAGATATGAAAAAGACAGAAATGACTTTGATAAATATATTAAAACTCGTAAATATGAAGTAAATTTCATCTCTCTGGTTCTTAAAAAAATCAGTATCAATAAAGAGTATTCTTTACTCGGTGATGACAATATAGAAAGGTGGTCAAGGCAGATTGTTGATAATTACATTGTAGAATTGAAAAAGTATGATAAAGAACATACTTTTTCCAGAAATAATCTTTATACTATCAGCCATGTGGCTGTATTAGACACTTATTATTGGATAGACAGCTTTAAAGATTATATTAAGGAATCTCCATATTTTGAGACCTCTGCAAAACTTTCTCTTCCTCTCATAAATTCACTTATAACCACATTAAATCTAAAATAAAGCCTATCTAAGGATCAAA